TGATCTGGAATTCAATGCAAATGATGCAACCGAGCTGCGAACGGTGGCATTTGACTCCAGTGCCGATGCCACCACCTCCGCAGATCGGCGGTGTATTTATGAAAGCAGCGGGGATATCTACTGGAGAAATGCAAGCGGCACGGCGGTTCAAATAACATCCGGGACAGCAGTTGGATCTGGTGTAGGCAGCATTGATGGTATGGGCAGCACAGATGCCAAGGTCACTTATAACGATACGGCAAAAAGCTATTCCTTTGTTTATGACTCCACAACCTCACCGGAGTCAGTGGCGAAAATGGCATTCTCTGATTTTGCAGTATACAACTACAGTAATTCCAATGACCTGGTCACGTTAAAATATACGGGTAGTGGAGCGTCAGGGGTTTTAACTCTTCCAGATGAAACTGGAACCTTTGTCACTTCCGCTTCAGCACTCTCTGACATTTCCATTACCTCGACAACTGCATCAAAACCAGTGTTCACATTGGCAAACAATGCTGATGATGCAACTTCTGCCATCCTTAATCTGAAAAATCTCCGTGGTGGATCAAATGCGGGAGTTGCGAATGATGATTGTGGGACCATTAATTTTTATGCGAATGATGATGCCAACAATAACCAGATTTATTCTACTATTTTAGCTGAAGTTGTAGATCCGACATCTGGAGGTGAAGAAGGGAAAATCAGCATCTCAGTAGCCGAGTATGATGGAACCGTAACGCCTGGATTTATCCTAACCGGGACATCCACTGATGGAGAGGTGGATGTCACCATAGGAGCAGGGGCAGCCAGTGTGACCTCGATTGCAGGAACTCTTGATCTTGGGGACCGAGCGATTCTCAATGTTGGAGACATCGATTGTGATTCCGTATCAGTTGCAGATGCAGCAGTTGGGTTAGATTTAGTTTTTGGAGGAAACACCACACTAAACAAAATCACGTTAACTGATAATCTTGCGGATGCATTGAACATAACGGAATCATCGAATTCATATATAAAATTTATCACAACAAATTCCAGCGAGCAGATTGTTTTTGGTCAGGAAATAATTAGTCAATCAGCAGTGCTGGCAACCACTTACGATTCAATAATTTGGGGTTTTTAAGAAGGAGATATTATGGCAAGCCAGGCATGGAAATCAGTGAGTGCAAGAGGAGATATTAATTCTAGTGCGCTCACTTTGACAGTTGTGTCAAGTCACGTTTATTTAATCAAATCCATTGTGATTACAGAACAGGCCGGACAGACAGACGAAACCGTGGATGTGTACATTGACGATGGCGGAAGCGGGGCCGATACCTTCCTTTATCAAGATTTTGCAATTGGCGCCAAAGAGACATTTATTCATAACGATGTTTTAGCAATGGAGGCATCAGATCACCTGACAATAACCTCCGGGGCAGCGTGCGATTTCGATGTTTATGTGTCTTACATGGATATCACTTTATAACAGCGGAGGATCATGACAGGTATTGTAAGTAATAATAACAATTCACGGACCTCTGGCATTATTAAAGCCGTTGTTGGTGGTGTATCTGGCATGACATCAGATGGCACCGATATAACTATAACGAGTGGCAACCTCATCATCGGCACAGCAGGAAAGGGCATTGATTTTAGTAATCAAGCCTCACCAGCGCCAGGAATGACGAGTGAACTGCTCGATTCTTATGAGGAAGGGACTTGGACGCCTACTATTTCTGGAGGTTCTGCATCAAGCGTGGGGCATGCAACTGCTCAATATATTAAAATAGGCAGCTTTGTGTATGTCGCGTATAACAACGCTGGTTGGACTATGGCATCCGCCACTGGTAGTGCAAAAATTACTGGCTTGCCATTTACTGTATTTACTGAGGCATCAGGGCAGATGTTTCACCTGTTCACCTGTAATCATAATACGGCCGTGGATGGAGGTACAACGGGAGGGCATATAAGTCCTGGCACTACGGAGATGACTTTTTTAGATGCGGCAGCTACTTCTCATGCAACGTACATAAACGGGTCATCAAAGTATTTTATGGTTGCTGGCTGGTATATAGCCGCTTAACGAATAACAAAAAATAGGATTCAAAAATGGCATTAACAAAAGAAGTCCGGTGCGACAAGATCGAAGTTGTAGGTGATTTCAAAGCAATCCAGTGCCGTCAGGCAACGATTATAAAAGAAGATGGAGTTGAATTATCACGATCCTTTCATAGACACGTTCTTCACCCAGACTCAGATATTTCAGGCGAACCACAGGAAACTCAGGATGTCTGCAATTCTGTTTGGACAGATGAGGTCAAGACTGCTTGGGCAACTTTTCAGGCAGAACAAAAAACACCAGGATGACACTAGAAGAAGTACAAAAGGAGATTGTATCGTTTAAAAACGAGTTGGCAAAAGTTCCACAGTTAGAAGCACGGTTACATCGGTTACTTGGTATGGAAGAGATCCTGTTAATACAGCAAAAAGAAAACGAACAGCCTGACCTTAAAATTGCAAAAAAGTAATGGCACTAGAAAAACACTTGGTCCCGGTTGATTTATCAGGATCGTTAAACACCAAAACCGATCAGAAAATGGTTTTGCAATCAGAGTTAACTGGTCTGGAGAATGGCGTTTTTAAGACCGGAAGTACCATCACCAAACGTAACGGATATGGTTCGTTACGAAGAGAGGTGGCAGGGTCTTCTGACGCGATCAGTTCCGGGGATGCACTGGCAACTTTCCAAAAAGAGTTATTACTTTTTTCTGGATCAACCCTTTATTCATATGCATCTGGACTTCGGAAGTGGATTGATAAAGGAAGCACCCAATCAGTGACGGTGGATTCTGATGACATCATTCGTAATGATTACGAACAAAGCCTGCCTGACATTACCTATGGCAATGGTCAAATCCTAACAGCCTGGGAAGACACCCAAGGAGGAATCCGCGTCAGTGTGATGGATTCTGATTCTGGTGCAATCATTCAAAATAATACCTCTATCAGCACAACGGGTGTATTGCCTCGATGCATTGAATTAGCTGGCCGCGTTGGAGTGATGTACATCGAAACCAGTGGCACCGATGCTGTTAAGTTATGCCGAATTTCAGCGTCTGATCCAACGACTTTTGATGCAGCCACTGAACTGGCAAATGATAGTGCCACCAGTGGCCATCAGCTTGCTGTAACAAAGAATGGGACGGGGGCCATTGTAGCCTATGCCGATTCTGCAAGCAAAATAGGGGTGATGTATATCACACCCGATGGAGCATTGGGATCTTTGCTGAATGGCTATGCATACCCAATCCAGATCAATGCCCTGGCAGAAGACTCTTTGGAGATCCTTAAAGATACTTCAAATGATGGCCATTTTTATGTTGCATACTCCAAAAATGCCTCTGGTACCGGGCTTAAAATAACTCGCATCAGCCCAGCACTAATTGAGATCCAAACATTGACGGCGGAAGCAACCAGCACCGCCATCGAACACGTTACGATGAGTCTGAATTCGTCAGATAATATCGAAGTCATTTATGAGCTGGATGCAGCGCAAACCTATAATCATCTGATCAAAAAATGCACCATCACGTATGATGCCAGCAGTTCCTCAATTGACACTCCTGCTGTACTAAAAAGATCCGTTGGATTGGCATCCAAGGCATGGCTTTATGATTCAAAAGTCTACTTTACAGTTTGTCATGAGTCATCACTGCAAAGCACGTTTTTCTTACTCAATTCCTCCGGTCTTATTGTGGCAAAGATATTTACAGGAGTAGCAGGAGAAATTCAATCGAAAGCACCACTGGCTAATTCTATAACAGTGACAGCAGGGATCTACCAGATTCCACTCCAGATCAAAACCAGATTGGAATCAAGAGATAATGATCTTTATTCGCTCAAAGGTATTTCAAAAACAAGTTTGGACTTCACAACGACATCCAATTTCGACACTGAGGAACTGGGGGCGAATCTTTTGTCTGGAGGAGGATTTGTTTCAAATTACGATGGTCAAGTAATTTCAGAACATGGGTTTCACTTATACCCTGAGAATGTAAGTGGTGCAGTAGCTGCGGGCGGAAGCCTTGCTGCCGGAACTTACCAGTTCCGTGTGATCTATGTACACACGGACGCTCAAGGTCAGATATATCGATCGGCTCCTAGTGTCGCCGTATCCGTTACAACAGCATCTTCAAATCTCACAGCTGCTCTAACCATCCCAACATTGCGTCTAACCACTCACACAAATATTATCTGCGAAGTCTTCCGCACCGTGGATGCCGGAACGATTTTCTATAAAGTGGGATCAGTGGCAAATTCAACATCAACAGACACGGTAAGTTTCAGTGATGCGGGTGCCATCAATGACACAAATTTAATCGCAAAAGAGCTTCTTTACTCGACAGGCGGAGTTTTGGAACACGTTGCCCCGCCAGCTGCAAGTGTGATTGGTTCGTTTGCAAATCGGATGTTTGCCGTCAGCAGCGAAAATCCAAAGGTTCTTTATTATTCCCAGAAACGGGCCAAAGGAAGTCCAATTGAATTTTCAGATTCACTCTACATCACGTTCAATAAAGCCGCTGAAGTCACTGCTTTGGCAGAGATGGATGAAAAACTGATTGTCTTTGAAGCAGATCGGATTTTTTATCTCACGGGGTCCGGTCCAAATGCCACCGGGCAGCAGAATAACTTTTCTGATCCCCAGCTCATCACTTCAGATGTCGGATGCAGTAACACGCGATCCATTGTCCAGACGCCCAAGGGTCTGATGTTTATGAGCAACAAAGGCATCTATCTGCTGGATCGAGGGCTTTCCACGCATTACATCGGTGCGCCAGTTGAGGCATACAATTCACTTACAATAACATCGGCTATTTTAATCCAGGATGAAAACCAAGTCCGATTTACTGCATCGGATGGAGTGTCATTAATCTATGATTATTTTGTAAACAAGTGGAGTACGTTTACAAATCACCAGGCCAATGGTGCAGTCGTGTGGCTGGAGGATGGTTCCTATGTCTATCTAAGAACCACCGGCGGCTTGTGTTATCAGCAGTCAAGCAACTTCGATGATGCGGGTGCGGCGATTCAGATGAAACTTGTCACCGCCTGGATCAAACCTGCATCGATCCAAGGGTTTCAGCGCGTCCGCCGTGCAGTGGTCCTGGGGGATTTCAAATCAAATCATACTCTGCAATCGAGAGTCGCATACAACTTCCGGCAGTATTACAACGAAACCCATCTTTTTGATTTTATCACTGACCTGGGCGTGGAGGAATACGGCGATGAAACCCCCTATGGAAGTGAAGCCTATGGCGCTGGGTCGAGTGGTGCTGCTGATGGCGTCTACCAGTTTCGTTTTCATCTCAAAGGCCCTCAGAAATGCGACAGCATCCGGTTTGAATTCACAGACACGGTTAGCAGCGATCCGGGGCAAGCATACTCCATTTCAAATCTGATGCTTGAGATTGGATTGAAAAATACTGCAGTCAAACTTCCATCCTATAAGACGGTTTAATTATGGCCTACGAGCAATTTGGGAACTCAATGTCAGAAGAAGATTTGCAGCGCCTTGCTGCAATTTTACGCTCAAGAAATGAGGGTCTGGCCGCCATCAACCAGGATGAAGCGGATCTACTCCAAGCGTTAGGTGGATCAGCACAACCGATGGCCGGAACCCAAGGGTTTGGTGTGGGTGGTGGACCGATTAGATCATATTATGGTGAATCTACAGAAGGAGAACAAAGCACTGCGAGTGATGATGACGATTACGATGGATATGGGTCACAACAGGCAAAAGATGTGGCATTACGGACCCAAGCATCAGAAGATAAAGACCGGGGCAAGCCTAAACAAACGGCACCACCACCTCAATACGGTCCAGACCTTGATGGGAATATGCACAGCAGCCAGGCGGCACTGAATGCAGCAAATAAATCAATAAGAATCAGACAAGCAAAGGAATATATTGAATCCAGCCCGGTCCAGGATGCCCTCATGGGTGATACGAATTTTGAGATCTGGTTTGATGCAAACAAGGACAATGCAGCACTTTCCGGAGTAGACAAAGAAGATGTCAGATCAGCATTTGAAGGTGCGATGGGTTTAGTCCGGGCGGAATCCGGCGAGCAAACTGCAGATCTAAAATACAACATAGTTCAGCTTTTCAATGATGGAACATTCAGCGCACGCGGGAAGCGTGTCAAAGATCCAACAACTGGGGCAATCGTTGATAAAATCCCAACAACCTTTGAAGACGCAAATGCACTTTTAACAGAAAATTTCCCTGACTCATTTGGACGCCTTTCTGATGCCCAAAAGCGTGCAGTCTTGGAAGGTGCATTGGGGGATTTTTCCCGCCAGGAAGCCTTCACTTTGGAACCGGAAGATATTGAAAAATTCTCCAGACCGGCCATTACCATGGACACCGGCATGAGTTTTGAGGAATGGTGGGCATCAAAAGATGGACCTCAAGGAGCATATACAACCGAAAAGGATGCGCGATTGGCTTATAGCCAAGACACATCAAACATCCAGGACATTGAGGAAACAACTATTGACACAGTTACAGATGCCACCGGCGCGACAGCAGGAACCGTGGCCGACATCGATGCTACTACCATTGCAGTGGTCCAGGATGTTGGATCTGATGCCGGGGAACTCCGGAAAGTAATTGCGCGGGAAGATGAACTGATTCAGATGTTGATGAATCGAGTTTCTGGACAGGCACCATCACCGGCGATGCTGCAAATGAAACGCGGCATGGAAGACAATCTGAAATCTTTGGTGGCCACCGCAACCGGAGAAATGGACCCGGCCAAGGTCCGCCAAGTCAAAAATATGTATGCATCAGTTCAGCAGCAATTCACTGGTCAAGCTGCACAACTGAGATCCCAGGAACAGATTACTGCCGAGCAAACCCTGCTGGAAGCCTTAAAGATGAAAGGCACCAGGGAGGCGCAGATCAAACTGGCAAACATGGAAAAGGATGTCCAAACCGCCATCAATCAAGGCAACCTGGACCAGGCACGGAAAATCAAAGATCAGCAGGCTGCACTCACCTTGGTAGTCACCCAGGCCGAGATGGATTCGGATGTGGTCCTGGCGAATTTGGAAAAAGAAAGATTGCTGGCCGTAGAGCAGGGCAAGATAGATCTGGCCACCAAGATTGGGAACCTGGAAAAGAATATGCTGATTTCCAAAACAAATGCCCTCTTAGCAATGGATGGACGCCGCGCAGATGATGCCATGGCCATTGCTGCTTTTGAGGGGGAAATGGCATTGGAAGGTTTGGAAGTGAAAATCAACCTGGCACAGATGGAACAGGATCTGGCCGTCATGGGGTTTCAGCTTCAGCGGGATCTTGCCGAACTTGATGCAGAAACTCAGAAGGAACTTGCCTACATCACTGCAGCATATAAAAGAGAAATTGCAAAAGCAGACCGAGATGAAGATCGTATAGGTGCGCTTTTAAAACTTGGAGGATCTGCGTTAGGTGCATGGGCTGTTTACGCAGCATCAGACATCAACGCAAAGCGGGAGATCCGCGCAGCCGATTCCCAGGTGGAAGGATTCCTGGATGCATTAAACGCATATCAATATAAATACAAAGACCCGCAGGCACCAGGTGCAGACCCTGGAATGTTTGTTGGAGTCATGGCCCAGGATCTTGAGAAAAGTCCAATGGGCGCATCGTTTGTCAAAGATACCCCACACGGCAAGATGGTTGACTATGGTCATGGCCTGGCCGCCATCCTTGCTTCTCAATCCAATTTACATGACCGGCTCCGGCAACTTGAGGAGGGATGATGGCAGCCACCGAACCAGACAGATACCGAGATCCATCAAAATACGAAGCATATGTTGCTGCATACCTTGGTATGGGAATGACCGAGGATGATGCCAGAACAAATTTGGAAAGACGCGGGTTTAATATGCCGCCCATGGAAGGTGAAGTCGAAACAGTATCGATGGCAGAAACCTCCGCAGCTGCTGCACCCATGGCATCTGAATCAACTCCGGAACTGGACAACTGGATGCGCTTGATGGACCCGGATCTGCCGATTCCAACTGAGCAGGAATTCCAGCAGGCGGGAACTGAGATGGAAGAAGATGTGGCCGCGCTGGACAAGATGAGTCCTTTCCGGGAATCCCAGTATCTTGGTGAACCTAATCCATTAAATCGGAAACAAAGAGAACGGAATGAGAAAATAACAAGCACTCTCTTTGGACAACGGTCCAGTCTGGTGGGCGGTAGACCTTTAGGGGAAATTCCGGAAACCGTCACCGTAGAGGAAGAACCAGAAACAGAAGAAGCAGCACTGGTTGAGGGAACTATTGGGACCGGTGACCAGGGCGATGAGGAAACAATCACAAAAACCGAAACGGTTTCAGATCCAGATGCACGGCAGATCAGTCTATGGCGGAAAGATGTTGGTGGCACGATAACCAACCCGGTTAAAAAATCAGTCTTTGACCAGGCCACCGAATTCATCAACGAAATGAAAGTTCCGGAAATCGGAACCGAGGGCGGATTCTATTTTTTCGGTGATAACAAGCAGGACTATTTGATGCTGCGGGAGAAGATTGACACCGAGATTGACAAGTATGAATCCACCATCCAGGCAGTTGCAGCAGAGCAGCAGAAACCGCCATTAGAAGGTGCAAACAAGTGGATTGCAATTTTAGGGGTTGCCCTTGGTGCAGCCGGATCAGCACTGACCGGGACACCAAATGAGGCAATGCAGATGCTTGAGGGTTTTATGGATCGTGAGCAGCAGAAGTTTTTAAAGTCAAAAGAAATGAAGATGAAGTCTGCCGATCAGCAACGGCTCGATCTGATCCGTAGGCGTGGCGAATTACTCCAGCAGTTTCAGAATGAAACCAACCGCGTGCTGCAAATCTCTGAGTTTCAACTAACGAAGACAACTGCTCTGGCAAACATTAAAAAGATCCAGGAAGATCTGCAGCAAAAAATGGATCAGAATGCCATGGAAAATCAAATTGCCGTCGCAAAGATATTAAAGGATGTAATCATTGCCCAGAGTACAGTGCGAGCAAAAATGACAGCAGAGGAACGCAAAGGCATTGCTCCAAATATGGGAACCAATCCAGGTGAGATAGGTGTTTCAATGTTGGTTGGAGCTGCCAGGGATAAAGTTATGAAAGAAGTTGTTGATTTCAATCGCGTCTATTGGGGAGTCAGCAGGGCATATGATTCAGTCAAAGATATTATTCAAAAGGATAAAGCAGGCGCACTTTCACCAGAAGCACTTTCAGCGGCAAGAAGTGATTTGGTCCAGAGGGTGACTGAAATAAAACTGTATGCGGCAAAGAAGCTTTTTCAGTTTGGTGCAGCATTGACCAAAAACGAGGAAGCCTTGCTGGATCAAATTATAGGTGATGCCAACCGGATGAATGTTGCATTGGGGATAACGGAAACCCGGATGAAAAATTTTATGGGTATCATGGAAGACAAACGCCTTGCGCTCCGAGATGCTGGCGGTTTCTCAACTCTTGGCGGGACTACTGGTGTAGAAAATCAAAAAACCGATCCCGGAGTTATAGAAGCACGCGGAACAGTTAGAAATAAATAATGGCCAGGCTTTTTGACTACCGACTCGGCGCCGGCGTTACGGTGGCCGATGAACGTGTCGAGGATCTAATTTCTTCCGGGAATTATTCCTTCATCAAAGGAAAGGAAGTGGTCCTGGTGCATCCAGATGGGCAGCTTTATAACGTACCTGCCGAGGAAGCACATCTAGCACTCCAGGAAGGTTATCGATATGCGCCCACCGAATTGGTGGAGCATGAGGATATGAAAGCGGATGTCGAGGATTCCCCACTCACATCCACCGCGCTGGGTGCTGCACGCGGGTTGACATTCGGGGCATCAGATCTGCTTCTCCAGGGTGCAGGATTCACTGAAGAAGAAATCAAGATGCATCGGGATCTCAACCCAATCGCCACCACTCTTGGCGAAGTTGGTTCTTTAATCACACCGTTTGGGGTTACATCAGCACTTGGCCGAGCAGCAGCAAAAGGTGGCGCCCTGGCCGCGCATTATCTTGGAAAGAAAGCTGCTTTAAAAGCCGGAGGATTAGCAGAAAGAGTTTTGACCGGTGCAACTGGTGGAGCTGCGGAGGGTGCTGTCGTGGGTGGAATGTATGCCACCAGCAGCCAAATCCTAGATGATCCGGAGAAACGCCCACTGCTTGCAGACCATATTTATGCAGGCGCCGGGTTTGGTGGAGTGGCAGGGGGTCTGGTAGGGGCCGTGTCCAAAGTTTTGTCTTCCGGAAAGAGTGCATTCACCAAGGAAACCAACAAAGCATATTTCCGCGCACTTGGTGGATTGAAACCAGATTGGAATAAAGTCACCCAAAAAGGAAAATATCCAGATGCAGTTTATGAACTAGGAAGACGCATCAAGGAATTCGACAAAAAGGGTGTGCTGCAAAACCTCGGTGAGGATGCAGATGATCTGGTGAAGGAACTGGACAATGTGCTGCTTCCAGAATACGGCAGCAAACTTGATGACATCATCACCCGCGTGGAAGGTGCAGCCAAAAAAGCAGGCGTTCCTTTAAATGACATCCGGTTTGATCCGGAATCAATTGCAGAACGGATGACCAGGGAGATCATCGACAATCCCCAGGCACTTGGAAAAGGGATGGTGGATGAACCTCAAATTTTAGCAAAGATCGGAAGAGCGGAAGCCAGCATCGAGGCATTCCGTGATATTGCTTACAAAAATACGAATCCATTTTGGAAGCATTTTAAAGCAGGCCGGCAGCTTTCCTTCCGGGAGTCTGAAGAACTGAAAACCTGGTATCAGAAGAACCTGGCAAACTATAAACGGAACCCAGAGGACTATGATTATTTCAACGCCATGGCCAGCATCATCCGGGAGGAATCTGAAAATGCCCTCGATGCTATTGCCGGGCGCCTTTCCCAGGTCACCACACTTCCAAAAAATACCTATGCGGAATTCATCGAGGCAAAGGCAATCTATGCATCATTAAAGCAGATCAGAGACATTGCATCCGGAGCAGCTGCGCGGGAAGCCGTTAACAATAGACTACCGTTGACCAGCTTTATTATTGGCGGTGGACTTGGAGGTGGCGCCATGGCAGCGGCGGATAGTTTGGTGACCGGCGGATTAATTGGTGCAGCCACCTTTGCCGGAACTGCAATGGCCAGAAAATATCTAAGGGATTCCGGCGAGCTGCTGCTTGCCAGGACCATGAGCCGGATCACTGACTATGGTGAGATGCTCAACATGGCCGGCAAGTCCGAGAAGATGATCCGAGGTGCAGTCAATTCACTCACCAGGGTAGGCGATGCAGCTGCAGTGAAATTCGTTGCACCGACACCGCCATCACCAGAAGTCACTTTGAAGCAGTTTGAAAAGGTCCGCGATGATCTAAATAACTTTGCAGGAAACCCTCAGACACTGTTTGCGCGGATGGAAAGAATGGTCCCGGAAGTCGATGGTGATCAGTCGATCAACCTGGAGCTGATCCAGACCATGACCAATGGTATCAATTTTCTCCAGGAAAGGCTGCCGGTTAGTCCAATCGCAGGACAAACCCTGCTCTATAACAACCAGAATTCCATGCCCTCTATGCCCTCAATAATGCGTTTTATGAGGTATGTGGAAACGATCAATGATCCGAATTCAATTCTGATGCACGTTGCCGGGGGAAGCCTAACCAAAGAACACATGGAAGCAATCACCATGGTTTTCCCAAGACTCTACCAGGATCAGAAAAAATACCTGCTCCAGGAATTTGCCGGCAAGCAGCCGAAGCTGGATGGACCACGCCGGGCATCACTTTCTAAATTTTTCCAGGAGGCACTTGATCCAAGTCTGAAACAAAATTTCATCCAAAGCACACAGCAATATTATAAGGATCAAAACGCACCGATTGGACAAAGACCGAGTCGGGCGGCGATGGATGTTCCAGGGTTAGAAACACAATCCCAGGCTGCACTGCAGGTATGAAAGTCTCAGCACTTATTATTCTATGGTTATGGGCTGCTCCCGCATCTGCAGACAAACTGGAGGCAAGGGAACACCAGGACCGATATGACCAGAGTCACGGATATTCCCGTATGCCACAGCATCAGGACCACAAAGATCCTACTGAACAGGTTCTTGAGGTTCTTTTAAACCAAGGGATCTCTGGGGTTGGACTTATTTTTTTAAGCTGGTTCATCTGGAAAACAAATGGTCAGGCACGGGCGGATCGGCGTGAGCTGGAAGGGCGGCTACTGGATGTGATCAAGGAAAGTAACAAGACCCTGGTGGAGCATGGCGTGGAACTTCAGAACATCAGCAGGGAACTTGAGCGGATTAGATTATGACTGCAAAGATATACGCCCGGTTGATTTTAACCCTGTGTTTGATGGGAATTTTTTTCACCAACCTAGTGTTGATTTTTTTAGTGGAGATCGCAGACACCATGCAGACAATCAGCAGTGTAATAGTGGGTGCTTCAGCAGCTCAGTTGAGCCAATGCGTCGGGTATTGGTTTGACTCAACGGAAGCCAATGACAGTAACGGAAAAACGTAATGCCTAAATTTGTAGCCACCATTCTCCAGAAACTGACCAGCGAAAAATTTGTCATTCAAATCACAATTCTTTTACTTAGCACCCTGGTTCAATCCACCCAAAATAAATTGGATGACCAAGCTCTTGATCTGGTGCGGAAAGCTTTGGAAGAATGACACCAAGCTGACACGCCGGGAATTTTTAATTTATCCCATAGGACTTATTACCATGGCCAAAATGATATCAGAACACTTTTCCTTTGATGAAATGGTTTGCCGGTGTGGTGACTGTAAACGTGCCGACATGGACCCAGAGTTTGTGAAGCTCTTGGAGCAGATCCGGAAAGCATACGGCAAGCCCATGTTCCTTAGTTCAGCATTCCGATGTGACAACCATAATTCAAAAGTTTCCTCGGTGCCGAATGGGCCACATACCTTCCAGGAAAACGGTGGCCTGGCCGTGGATGTTTTGATCTGGGGCGTGGAAGCAAAGATCCTTTTTTCAGTAGCACAGAATGTCGGGGCATCCGGTCTAGGAGTGGCGCAAACCGGAGACATTAAAGATCGGTTTCTCCACATCGATGGGGTTGAGCGTGCAGCAGGATCGAGTGGGTTCTGGAATTATCCGGTAAGAAGGAAAAGCTGATGCCTTTTAAATCGAAAAAGCAGCGCAGCTACCTCGCGATTAATAAACCCAAGATTTATAAATCCTGGAAGAAAAAACATGGTACTAAAATAAGGAAAAAGAAATGACACCATTAGAGATGAAAGTTGCCGTTGAAATTATTCAATGGGGCGCACAGTTTTTATTCGATGCAGTTAATTCGGAGGACAATGATCTAAAAGCAGATGATGCAAAAAAGTTTTCCAAATCAGCAATGGGGCAAATATCGGATGAGGCAAAAAACGCAATCATGCATCACCTTCCAAGACATTTAAAACTATGATGTACCCCGGCAAACTCCCGCCGAGAAAAAAACGCCCTGGTGGAAAACCGGTGCGTAAATCTGAAACATTAATATGTGTGGGTGATCGTTTGGGTGATTGAAACCCCCCTGGGTGATTGATTGTGATTGATATTTTTATAGCTAACCCATTGATATTATTGAACCGCCCCAGTTTTGAAGACCGGGACGCCCACCAGTGACGCATCCACCTCCGTGTACTGTTTGCAACGGTTTACGGGTTTAGGGTGACATCCGATTTAGCCATGGGTGATTGATGGGTGATCGTTTATGTACTATTAATAATCCTTTTAACCTCATTACACAAACCGGCAGTCTTTTTCAAAAGGTGGATAATTTCTTCTTTATCTGCGAGTCGTTGCTTTAAAGTTTCCAGCTCTTTTTCTAAAGCTGTATTTGCTCCTAGATCCTTCCCAAAAAGAATCCAATCCGCAGAGACATCGTATTTTGTTTTAAGGTTATAAAGTGATGTAGCATCGATTGCTTGGTCACCTCTTTCGATCCTTCCCAGACTGAATCTGCTGATGCCCAATGCAGCGCAGAAATCATCCTGCTTCAGATTCTGTTCCTGGCGGATCTTCTTGATCCGGCGTCCTTGATCTTTTAATTCTTCCTTGGTTAGTTCCATTTGTCCTTCAAAAGTCAGTCAAAACAAAGTCATCCAAAAAGTCTTGATGCGACTGCTGCTCCGGTTCCGACATTGGCCTTTGGATCATGATGCGCGTATCGTTTTGCGCTGACCAGGGACTCATGACCTAACTGAACTGCAACCTCTAAAAGGGTCTTGCCGGCCTGGATCGCGTAGGATGCACAGGTGTGGCGAAGGTCATGGAATTTGAAATCCTTCAGACCGGTGCGCTTGATCAAATTCTGCCATGCGTGCCGTGGGTCATGTGGGAAAACAAAATTAGATTCTGACTGCAGCCGGAACTTGCGTTCCTTCAATATCGTCACTAGTGGACTAAATGCAGGATCATCAATGCTCAGTTTTTTGATCTTTGATTTATTCTTCAATCCAGCATCATGCTGATTCTTTTTAAAAGAGAGATTCACCTGGCCGGTCTTCTCATCAATGAATGCTTCCGAGCAAAGAACACGGCGGCGAACTGATTTGAATTCAATACTGCCGCTTTCAAAATCAATATCATCCCAGGTCAATCCAAGTGCCTCACCTTTGCGGCATCCGGTTGCCAAGCAGAAAATCACCAGATCTTTCAGCTCGCGGCTTTCGGATTTTTCTAATCCAGCAAACAGCTGCTCGCGTTCCTCATCATTCAACCAGCGGATTCGGTCATTGTTTTCTTTGAACTTTTGAACCTGGGAAAGTGGATTGGATTGAATCCAGTGAAGCTCGCGGATCGCGTAGCTGAAGACGGCGGAGAGAACACCAAGGAATCGATTAACAGTGGCGCCGCTGCGCGTCTTATTCAACTCACGTTTGATCGCGGAGATATCTGCAGGAGTGACTTCTTCCAGGGTCTTTGATCCAAGCTTTTCCTCCCAGATGGTGAGGCGTGCGCGGATGTCCCAGGCGCTTTTCTTTTCTGGTGCAACTTCAATCAAATATTTTTTAATGAGTGTGGAAAGGGTGCGGACACCTTCAGCGCCTGCTGCTGATGTTTCAGAAACCGCAGCATTTTCCCGGAGTTGGCGAACTTTGCCGAGGATGAATTCTAACTGATCGGTATCTGGGAGATCTGCAACGGTGCAGATGATGGGGCGGAGTTTGTTAGTGCCATTGGGATTTGACAGGAGTGCGCGGACATTCACTTCTTCCGGTGTGAGTTTTGGAATATCAGAAGCTTTGAATTGTCTTTTATTAATCGGGAAAAGTCCAAACGGTTGGTCCCTTAGATTCCCCTTAAAATTCTTGAGTTCTTTCAGATTTTTCATTTTTCCTCTTGTGTTCTTGTTGACATTCATTAACCTTAGATGCACTTTCATTGTGCGTTATTCATTCTTTATGTACAATATATCAACATAACGACAGAAGGTCAAGGGCAATAGTACAGAAAATGGAAAATAATGAAAAGAAAATTTTGCAAGATCATACGTCCGCCATGCGGGATCTTCAGAATGATCTTCAGACCTTTTTTAAAATTGCCCACAAGATCCTCCCAGAGATTGAACAGACCAAAACCTTGACCCGGTTGGAAAAGGAAATGGAAGAAATGAAGAACAAGTCATGGGATCTCGACTGAAGGAACCAGAGTCAAAAATCCAATCCGCCATTATGGAGTGGGGCGCCTGGCAGCGCGGCGTTCAGATGTTCCGCATTAATGTCATCGGCGTTCCACTGAAAGACCCGGTTACTGGTGAAAGACGCGGCTTCCGGAAATCATCCAATGCCGGCATGGCAGACATCCACCTCACTGTCATGGTTGAGGGCATCCCGGTATCCGCATGGTTGGAAGTCAAATCCGCCAAAGGCACCCAGAATGAAAACCAACTCGGCTTTGAGCGAATGGTTACCTCATTTGGTTCACATTACTACATTGTACGAAGCATCTATGATGTCCAAGAAGTAGTTTCCCAACTCAGATCAAACACATGGGAGAAAATAAAGAGCTGTGTTCCGTTTTAAAACCTGTGCTTTCAATGCACGATAATCTGCCCAATGAGGAATATCATGCACGGCCAGAGTTATCTGCACACAATCTGATGGATGTGGAAGTCTCACCAGCGTATGCAGATTATAAAAAGAAAAATCCCCAGGCATCGACTGACGCCATGATCCTCGGCACCCTAATCCATGAGGCAACCGAAGACCCGGAATCCTTCCACAAAAAATACGCTCATGGTCCGGATGTGAAACTGAACACCAAGTCCGGGAAAGACCAATGGCAGATTTTCCAGGAAGTCAGTGAAGACAAAATTCCGCTGCGCCACCACCAGTTTCTGACGGCGGAACGCTGCAGTGAAGCAGCCTGGAAACATCCAGAAGCAAAACTATTTTTAGAACATTCCAAAAAAGAAATCTCAGGATTCGGCCAGGTGCTGCGGACACCAGTGAAGGCACGCCCCGATCTGGATTGTTCTGAATTCTGCAATGACCTGGTTGATATCAAATCCCGCCAGCTCGGGAAAGGCTCGCGTGATGCGTGGCTCAAAGATTTCTTCAATTACAAAACTTTTATCCAGGCCGGCATCCAGGTTGAGGTGTGGCGTCAGCTCGGTTTCACCGTCCATGGTTATTACTACATTCTTATTGAAATAGAACCGCCCTACCAAGTGAACGTGCTGCCGATTGATCCTGAGTGGATTGACATCGGAATCGGCATGGTCACCAGGGCGGTGCAGAAGTGGGAAGCCTATCTGGAAAAGGGAAGACCGGAAGGATATGCGAGGAACCAGCAGCCCATGGAAGTACCAGATTGGATGCGGCGGAAACTGGAATGGCCATAACAGACTAACGCAGACTGTCTGCATTTAGTCTGCAAATATGGGGCGTATTTTGGGGCGCAGACCACGCCCTAAAAAGCGCACATTTGTCAGATCGTTTGTTGGGGCAAACGAGCAAACGGGTAAACGAGTAAACGGGTAAACAGACTGTGTACTTTTGATTGATCTCAAACAGACGCACCAGGGATTCCTGGCTGCACTGGAAAAGTCGCAGCAAGCAGTCTGCGCGGTGGCAGTTTATTTAACCCGGTTAGGTCAGACCATTCAGATGAATGGAATGCATAAGGCACCGACACCACAGCAGCGGGATGTCTTCCGGGATCTTGGGGATCTTCACATTTTGAAACGCTTGGAAGTGAAGCAAAGAACCATCGATTGGACATGCCGGGAAGACTATCCATTCCCGGATATTCTGGTGACCGGAAAATCATCCTTTGACCAAGGGGAAAGACCTTTGGGATTTATTATTTTAAACCGCACCGGGACGCACGCGGCAATGATCAACTCGGACACCCGGCATCGGTGGGAAGTCCGGCGCGTCCACCATAACCGAGGAACTGAGGCGGAAACCTATGTGGCTCCGCTGGATGTACCCCGCTGGATTTGCCTGGCGGATATCTTAAATGAAATGAAAGGAACAAATGAATGAAGAGACTGCACTTGCAGCAAAGCCAAAAATGCACCTAGAAAAGGAAATGGCCCTTTTCGATTATGATTTCAGACTCTCAAAAGCATTGTCTGCATCTCAAATGACCGGAGTTTTTAAAACACCAGAGCAAGTTTTCACTGCTATACAGATGGGGCGTGGGCATGGGTGGAGTCCAATGCAGTCCCTTCATAATTTATACCCGCTGCATAACACGGTCCATCTTACTGCAATTGCAGCAATGGGTTTAGTCCTTCCCCATGCCGACAAACCTCCGACAATCAAACGTGAGTCCAAAAACGGTCAAGCCTATTCCTGCACCGTCACTTATCTGCGTGATGGAGTTGAATCCAGCAGGACTTTCACATTAGATCAAGCAAAGGCCGCAGGTCTTGTTAAAGGTGGAGGAGCATGGACAGCCTATGCGGAAAACATGCTGTACTGGCGTGCCGGAATGTTCGCAGCACGGGAAGCATTCCCCGACATCTTGGCAGGCATCTACTCCATTGAGGAAATGGCAAACAAAACAGTTGAAGAATTAAAAACTAAAGACATAACCCCAGAAGGTTCCGGCACTGACTTAGAAAAGCGCCTGGAAACAGCAGCAGAAGAAGTAAAACTAATGATGGATGAAGAGAAAAAACAGGAAGAAACTAATGGATCTGAATCCGAAGTGAAACACCTGGTGCAAGCCGCCGAGGAGATTGTCACCAAAGATGTTGAAACTAAATCTGGAACAGTGCCTTTTGAAGTAGGTGAATCACCTAAAGAAATAGCCAAGAATAAAATTGGAAACTACACCAGGAAAAGAGATCTGGAAGCTTATTTAAAAGCCGGTGAAAAACTTAAATGGCCTGCCATTATGAGTGAAGCTGATGTGAAAGATCTGGTGCAATTCGGAAAGGAAAAGCTGAAAACTTTTGAACATGGAGAGGGGCCAAAATGAAAAAATTATGGAATATTTGGGTGTATGTTTTCCGGTTCAAAAGAAAGGGATATACCTTCCACCGTGGATTCTGGAGAACATCATTTTCAAAAACAAGTTATGTCAAACCTCACTGGAGAAAATCGATTAAAAAAAGGGAACCATGACTAAAATTGAACAGATTATTCGTAAGCAGGAAAAACCAACCCTCAGACACTGGACCGGTAGGATGAAACGGTTGTTTCCGAAAGGTCGAAAATGTCTAAATATCTGACCCTGGTTGAATGTGAAAAACTCGCCGGGATTCACATTGATACCCTACGGAGAAATGCAAGGAACGGCGGATTGATTGCAGATCGGACGGGAGGGGATTTAAGCGCGTGGAGGGTGCGTCCCAAGGATCTTAATGCATTTGTGCAGAAAAGGAAAACGGGACCAAGCTTTGATATTTTCCCTGGTGGGTTATCCAGGCGGAAGACAGGGAAGGATGCACCACCGGTCACCCATGATCAGATCGATCTTGCCGTGGCAGAATATCTGGCCAAGGGTGGAGAGATTCAGCATCTGGACTATTCATCAGAACCGCCTAAGACAAACTTTGCCCACAAGAAACCAACCATCCTGGATGAAATAGAGGAACAATGAGCTGGATCAAATGTGCTGATTGCAAGTTTATGTTTCAAACCAAAAATGGCCGCGAGTGGCGTGATAAGGGTGGGCGCATAACGTGTCCGGAATGCCTGGTCATTGAGAAGGAAGATGGCTGGCCATCACGCCGGTATGATGACCCGGAAACCAAGGAGGGGAATGAAAGCTAAACCAATCTGGCAGTTCAATCCAAAAGAAGATGATCCAGTGCCGTTTAAAGCAGATATTCTGCACCGGGGATGTGTCCGGTATGATCCCCGGAAACTGCTGCGTAAATTACAGAAGGATATAGCATTTTTAACACACCCGGTTAAGAGGAGAGAACATGACTGACAAAGGAATCTATGATCTGTTTTATGACATCCTGCGGGAACTGGCTGAGATTAAAAAAAATCAATGGTCAAAGGGAAGTCAGGAAAAGTTGGTTGAAACCTTGATTAAACTGGGGTCGCTGATGGAGCAGCAAACCCAAGTGCTTGAGAAACATGCGGAATTAGTAACCCGTATTGAAAAATATCTGGATGAACCTGAACCTGAACCATTGGTGAGCTGATGAGTGATTGGTTCAAATACTACCGCAGCAGCGCGGACCATCATCTGAGGTCCAGACCCTTCATCTGGATCTATTGGCTGCACTGTTTAGAATCTGCCGCCTGGAAGACTCATGATGTGTTTTGGGACCAGAAAGAATTCTGTTTGGAGAAGGGTTCATTCATCACTTCTATGCATCGTGACAGCGCCAAAAATGGCCTTTCAATCGGTCAAATTCGACACTCCAGAAAGGTGTTGGCCGAATGCGATATGATTTCTGTCAGTACGACAAACAAAGGAACCCTCATCAAGGTCAGTAATTGGAAGGCATTCCAGAAGAAGCCGGAAGACGAAAGTGCAAGCACACTGCAGGCTGATGACAAACGAACGACAAACCAACAACAAACCAACAACAAACCAACGACAACAACAGAAGAAGGTAAAGAAAGAAAAGAAGGAAAAAGAAGGAAGAAGATAACTACTGCCGCGCCCCAATATTCCGAGGTGTTTGAAAAGTTCTGGAAGGTTTATCCAAAGCATGAGGATAAGGCGGATGCTTTTGAATTATTCCAGGAGCTGGAAAAAAACTACTTCCCTAAAAATGAACTGGAAACGGATCTGCTTAAATTTGCTTTTGCTTATGCTGCTGAGTTCAAAGGCGCCAGGACGAAATATGCGAAGAAAGCAAAATACATCCTCCGGGATGGTGAATGGAAATACTGGATGGAAGGGGCGCCCCAGGAAAACACACCTGTGACCAAGACTGAATCCAAACCAACTGCCACAGGCATTGCCACCCTCAGTGCCTACACCATGATGGCAAAATCAAAATGCCCAGGCATTGATCCCAAAGCAATCCGTGCAGCATTCGACAATGGAATGCACATCGATCAACTCACCAAGAACCATCAACCCACAACCCAAGCATGATTGAAAAATACTACGATACCAAACAGGCTGCTGCATTCTATGCCAAGAATTTCAACATCGAAATATGTGAACGGACCATCCAACGATGGTGCCGATCCGGCAGGCTGCAAAGCATCAAACCAGGGAAATCTAGGTACATGACCAAGTCTAATCTGATTGAAGCTTTGACACCGGTTGCAGAAAAAGTTTGACAATCGCATAAAGTGTTCAATAACCTCGCAATTGAGATGGTGCCCGACAACCTGAAAATCGACCCGGACATCAGAGCATGTCGTCGATTTCGGCAGGTTTGTCTTTAGCAGCCGAGGGTTGTTCCCTCATTCCCTTGAGCCTCGGCTGCATCACAAAACCACGGCAGGATGCTATGGGCAAGAAGTGGATTCCAACTGACAAGATCCTCAAGGATATCGAGCAGATGGCCATGTCAGGGTTGGATGAACAAGACATCGCCTGGAATTTGGGGATTCACCCGACATCATTCAGTCACAAGAAAAATGAATATCCTGCAATCGAGGAAACAATCACACGCGGATGTGCGCAAGGAATTCGGCGGGCCACCTCTTCCCTTCTGAACCAGGTGGATTCCGGCCACCTAGAAGCCACCAAATTCTTTCTCAAGAACCGGCGCCCGGACACTTGGAACAACGACATCCAGCACCAGGCCAACATCCAGATCAATCTCTCAAAGCTGAACGATTCGCAGCTGCTCGATGAGCTGCGCGGTGATCCTGCGCTGCTGAACGCCGTCAGTGGGAAAATACCCCAGGCAAAGCAGATTGATCAATCACACATCGATCGGCCTTAATGTCGTTAAAACGGGGTACAAAACGGGGTACATTTTGAATATGAAAACTGCGAATCGTTGGAAACAAAGGGATAAGGAGGGGAATGTGGCTTCTAGTACATCTGCCACATTGACATCTGCTGGCATCAAAGAGGGCCAGGATGGAATCCGGGTGCTGTTTCGCAGCCCAGAGCCAGATGATGCAGCACTGGGATTGGTCCTGGATGCCTGGACCAAAGCAGTGGCAGATCATTCCCCGTGGCAGTGTAACCTTAGACCTGATACATCAGCTAGATGGCAGGGACGCCTGGCCAGCGGCGAAACACGGCAGGGGGGTACCACCGCTCCGATACCCCGTCCCATCCTCGTTTACCACCACGACATTCTCCTCAAAAAATTAATCCCACATACCGACATTACGTTAGCCTGCGACCCTGGAGATCCAGACACGGTTTGGGGATGGGTGTGCAGCGATCTGCATTGTTTACATTTCATCTATGTGAAGAATGCCTTCCGTGGATTTGGAATTGGGCGGTTACTTTTGGAGGAAACGAAACTGACAGAATTTTATGGTATCAACAAGGTAAGAATATCTCACCGGACGCCGGCCTTGTATAGCCATTGGCCTGGCGTTCATTTTATGTGGAACCCTTATCGGATGATGAAATGGAATTAACACAAGTCCATCTGATGCGTGTCTTGCAGATGCCAGGCGGCACGACTGAATTGCTCCAGGCTGGAGAGAAGAATGGAACAGTAACAAAGCTGACCTGGGAAGAAGACATGATCCAGGTAATCCGGAATGTTGAGGGGATTGTTTACACGCGTTACATCCCTATGGCAAATGTTCAGTTTTTGGAAACAGTTGAAGATTCAAAGATTGTAGAAGATGGCAGGAAGTCCAAAAAAGCGGGCGCGGCGGGAAGCAGCAAACGATCTGCAGTGGAGCAGGGAGCAAAGGTTGCTAGTCGAGGAAGCAGTAAAAAGAAAGCGGGGTAGGGAGCAAGTCCGGGAAAAGCTGGTTGGTCTGGGTGAGGGTTTGAGTGAGAGTCTGCATGAGAAGCAGCTGGAATTCTTTTTATCCGATCATCACAAGAAGCTGGCGAGGTGTTCCAGGCGTGCAGGCAAGACTCATCTGGCAGCAGTGGGTCTGATCACAGCAGCCGTGGAAATGGATAATCTGCTGGTGCCTTACATCACGTTAAGTATTAAGAATGCACGTCGGATTGTATGGAACACACTGAGGGAGTTGGAACGCGGATGGGGATTTGGAATGGAGTTTTTGGAAAATCAGTTGACCGTGCGATTTCCAAATGGATCACAGATCATTATGGGCGGATGTCAGGATGAACAGGAGATCGAAAAATTCAGAGGACCACGTTACAAATTATGTGTAATTGACGAATGTCAGAGTATCAAGAGTCGTTTATTGGAGAACTTGGTGGAGGATATTCTGGAACCAGCATGTTTGGATTTGGATGGATCAATCTGGATGTTTGGAACCCCATCTGCAGCAGCAGCGGGGTATTTTTATGACATGGATCAGTTGGACCGGAGTCCCTGGCAGAAGCATTTTTGGACACTTTTGCAAAACCCTCATCTTCCTGGTGCCCTGGAATGGTTATCAAGGAAGAAGGAAGAAACAGGATGGGATGAAGGTGATGCAACCTTCCGAAGGGAGTATGAAGGAGAGTGGGTCCGGGATGAAAACTCATTGGTTTATGCCTTCAACAAGAAAAGGAACTGTGCAGACGAGTTGCCAGAAGTTGAGTGGAACTATGCCCTTGGGGTTGATTTGGGTTTTATTGACTCAACGGCATTCGTTGTTATTTGTTGGAGTGAAGAAGTTGCAGAAACCTATGTGGTGGAAACTCAAAAATACACAGGGTTCACTTCTGATGACATTGCAAAGAAAATTCAGTATTTGGATGCACAATATCAATTCACAAGGATTGTGGCCGATACTGGAGGGTTGGGGAAGATGGTTGTGGAAGAGATGTCAAAAAGATATTCGTTGGATATTTTACCAGCGCAGAAACGACAGAAGCATGATCACATCGAACTTCTGAATTCGGATCTGAAAAAAGGGAAGTTGTTGATTTCTGATGTACCAGAGAATGCAGATCTGATTGATGAGTTGGAGTTATTGGAGTGGGATATGACTGAAATGATCAAAGGACGGTATATCGAAAAAGCAGACTGTGAGAATCATGCAGCAGACGCACTATTATATGTATGGCGGGAATCCTTGGCGTTTTTACACCAGCCTCAGACACTGGCGCCAATGATCGGGACCAGGGAGTGGTTCCGGGCGGAGGAGCAGCGCATGGAAGCAGCTGCTCTGCGCCAAGTGATGGATGAGAATGAAAATCAGTGGTGGGAACAAAATGGAATGGAACCAGTTTATGAAGAATTGAACTGATGGCAGAAAACCAGAACCAACAAACGGATCTTACTTTTCCGGCAGAAGATTTTGGTCTGGAAACCCTCCAGGCAAAGCAGCCAATGTCCACGGTTAGGAAAGCTGCTGCAAAAACTGCAGCTCGGCGTGTTTTGGGCGGACCTGGGCAGGCAATTATGGAGCTGGCCGATCCACCAATGGCCGCAGCGCCAACGATTTCACCAATAATGCTTCCACCGGCGTCCGAGTCTTCCACAGACAAAGCCTTAACCCGGTTAAAAGCCTCAATGTGGGCAGAAGTCCCACCCACTTTGAGTGGTGATTTTGAACAAGTCCTTACCCCTTCTGCAGCATCTGCGGATCGGGCCACAAAAAGGAAGAATCGAGAGAAACAAAACCAGAAAAAACTCCTTTTGGACAAAAAGGCAACCCTTCCAGGGGCGCCAAAGAACAAATCTATACTTCTGCAGCCCAAAAGAGGGGTCTTATTGCCGCCTTTGAGGATTGGACCACAAACCGCAAAGGATTGGATACGCCGGGTTGAAGGGGTTTTGCCCTCGGAACGCATTGTGGACTCTTCCAAATGGTATCGGTCCAACAAAATGATTGAACCCTTCCTAAGTACAGTGGGACCAGAGATGACTCCAGAGATGGAATCCGGGTTTTTGGTGGGTTCACAGCAGGCATCTCCTAGTCAAGCAATCCGGGCCTATGTGAAGCAGCGGGAACAGGCACGGCGTGGAGTCAAATTTGATGATCCTGGCAGACAACAATCCGGAACCGCCGATTATCCATTGTTTAAGATTGCAGAAGGTGAGCCGATTGACAAAGGTGCCGGTCAGAAAATCCATGATTTCTATGATGCAGCAATGCAGAACAAATTCCGGACCTATTATGACCTAGATCCGGACGCAGGCGCCCCATTTGTGGTGGATGTCCACACTGGCAGGGACATGGGTTTTGTGGATGACACCTATGCGAAGTTCATTAAGAAAAATTATAGAATCCCAAAGGGATATGAACTGCAAATTGATCAACCTAAAGGTGGATGGAGTGAAACCCAATATGAATGGGCTGCCAACCAGGGGCGCCGCATTGCTGGTGAATTGATAAGTCGTGGATGGGGGTTAGATCATGGAATTGATTTTGAGTTAGAAGCACCCGATGTCCAGGCGATTGGCTGGATGGCGATGTCAGACCTGTATGGGGCGCCTGGGGAGGATGTCCCTGAAGCAATTGACCAAAATATCCAGCGTGTCAGTGCAGAATTGAGTTTTGGCGAAGGATCTCCATTAAGTGTGGAATTCCCGGAATTTGAAAACCTTCCAGGTCCAGAAAAAACCAGGGTGACGCGGGAAGTGATGTCCTGGGTGGGTGATGTTGCTAATGAACTGGCGGGAACCGTCAACATTGGCCGAGTCCATGGGCATGGAGGGTGGCAAAGTTATGATCCTGCACCTGCCATGGTGGAATCACTGCTTGCATCCCCGGAAGGGGCGGATCTGTATGCAGATATCGTGGGATATCTCGCGCAGCAGACGGAAGTCTGGGCGGTGCGTCCGGTTTCTGAAGGTGCAGATGATGGGAACGGGATTGCAGTTGATATTCTGGAAAATGGTACAGACCGAATCACCAAGGGGGATAATCTCCAGAAGATCTGGGCGTCAGTGAACCAATTGAATCCGGGTCTTTTCCAGGGTTTTCAACCAATTTTGGAAGATGGCAAGCCTGGAATCCGGATGATTGTCACCACTCCAGAAATGGCCGCTCAAGGTGGAAATACCGAGCTGCTTAGATGGTTACGGAAGAAACCATCCCATGTTGATCCTGGAATATTGGCCAATATACAAAAAAGCAAAGATCCAGAATGGACCCAGCAGCTTCTTGATGCATTCCCGCCAATGCCGAAAGGTGGTTTGGAAGTTAAACCGAAAAAAGGGGAGGATATCCCCGGTACTAAGGGGGCGCAAGAGGCACTGTGGCAAAAAAGCAATCCAAAGCAATTACGTACATACATCGAAAATAATGCACAAACCATAGTTGATGCCGTCAATGAGATATTTCCAGGTAAAGGAATCGACTTTGAAATTGAATGGGAAGATGTTAACATAAGAATTCGACACAATGATTGGACAAAGGATAACAATGGCGAACGTTACAGTGAAAGGATCGAAGCAGCGGCGAAAAGATCGCTTGTGGACGACCTACGAAATAATTACCGGCCAGAACTTGAGGCCCGCGTTCGGTCAGCTCTTGACCAGGCAGCCCGTAGAACTGGTGGACCAGGAAGGGAACCAGATTGGTCCATCGTCTCCAGAAGCCTCCCCAGAACAAAACAATTAGTCCTTCCCGGAGATACTGCTTCCACCGTCTTTGGTGAAGCACCTGGTTCCCCGGAAAATCAAACATATCTCCAAAACGCCCTGCGCGACTACGAATCTGCGCGGGAACTCCAGCATCCCATCCTAGACAAATCAAAACGCCAGCATAATTTTGAACGCTGGTGGAACTGGGACTTTGAAAAGGACCAGCCCGGTGATACTCCATCTGCTGCAACCTTTGAACTATTTTTTGATCATGACAAAAACGATTTTGTCACCGTAATTGGTCCGGAGCAGGTGAAAATGAATCAATTTTCCGACAGTACCATGGAGGATATGGAGCTGACTGATCCAATGCTGTTTTTCCATGGATCTCCGAGTTTTGAGGGAACCAAATTTGACAAGGAAAAGCAGGGATTGCGGGATCATGGATACCATGGAAAAGGATTTTATTTTTCTCCAAAAGCATTGACGGCGGAACACTATGCAGAAAGCATTGATGAACAATTAACTTCGCAGGATATCAGTGGACCGGTTGCCAAGGTCTTTGCAGATCCATCTCAGGTTGGTTCTGATGAACTCACAGAACAGATTGATGAATTTGATTTTGATAATGTGGATTTTTACAACGATGACAATTATCCAAAAACAGCAGCTGGGTTGAAACAATATGCAGAAGATCAGTATGCAGGTGATATGGCCGTTGTGGTTATGGAAGATAAAGTGTTTTCTCCAGAAATCCTTCCATTTTATTTGTCAATCAAAAATCCTTTAAATATGCATAAAAGTAAATTTAATGATGAGATGCTGCAAAAATTAAAGGAAGGGTTTTTCCAGGCAATGACCTGGTCCGATCATGAGCTGACTATAGGAGATGCAGAAAACCTTTTTGATAAAAAAGCATCTGACATCAAATTACCCTGGCAGTTTGTTGAAAATCTGACCGACACCCTTGGAATCGACATGTCAGAACTGGCAGAGGAATCTGGATTTGATGCCATCGTTGGTGGGAATGAAGTTGTGGTTTTTAATCCGAAACAGATCAAATCTGCAATCGGGAACATTGGTCTTTTCAATCCTCAATCTGATGATTTCCTGACGCAGCTGGAGCAGCCGATCAAAAAACGAAACCAGCAGATGGCACAGATGCAGGCGCCCCAGATAATGAGGAGAAGAGAACGTGCTGCGTAAAGTAACAACCCTGGAAGATTCCAGAGATTTGATCAAATACCTCAGTGAAAACCGGGTGGCAGAGTTTGAAGGACATGGTTTGAAAGTGAAATTTTACCAGGAAATGCCGGAACTGAAAATGCCTGCACTTCCTTCTGAAAATAGTCTAATCCGAGAATACCAGGAGTCCTAATGGCATTTTGGTGGCAAGCAGATAATGAAGACGAGCTGGGAAACCGCCTAACCCAGACAATCAACCAGCTCAAAGAGGACCATGTGGGCCGGATGCAGCTGAACATCGACATGCTCCGGATGTACACCCAAAGAAATTATGAAGCACTCGACAGGTTTGAACCATCGATGCGGATCGGCCTGCCAATGGCGGAGGACTTTAGGATGCGTCTTAATGTGGTAGGAAACATAACAGACACCCTGGTTTCCCGCCTTGGCAAGTCTCGGCCACGCCCCATGTACATGACCAAACGTGGTGATTATCGGCTGCGGACCCGTGCAAAGAAGTTGACTGATGCCATGGAGGGTCTGTTCCACCAGGTGGATCTTTATGCTCTGATGCCTAAAATCTTCCAGGATGCGTGCATCTTTGATTTGGCTGCAATGAAAGTAGGCCGGGAGGGTTCTGAGATATTTGCAGAACGTGTTTTTCCAAATGAACTTTTGTGGGATCTCAATGCGGCGATGTATTCGGAAACTCCACCATCCCTGCACCAGGTGAAACGTGTGCCTCTGCAGCAGATGATTCTGAACTTTCCAGAATATGAGGAACAGATCATCTATTATTCCAATTCTTCAGACAGTGATTATTTCGGTGAAGAGGGGCATGATGCGGAAATGGTTGAAGTTGTCGAATCATGGCATCTGCCGTCAATCAATGGTGCCGATGACGGCAAGCACGCGATCACCATGGATAATCTAGTCTTGGTGGATGAACAATATAACTATAATACTTATCCATTTGTGACCATGACCTGGGGTGATTCAGTCCTTGGATGGTCAGGGATCTCCCTGGTGGAATCTCTCAAATCAATCCAGTTTGAAATCAACAAACTCGCCCTCCGCATTCAGCAGGCGATGCACTTGGTTAGTGTACCTTGGATCTTTGTGGCACATGGCAGCCGGGTGGTGGAATCCAGTTTAAGAAATAACCCTGGAACCATAGTCAACTACGTAGGTCAGCCGCCGATTTCGTACACACCTACTGCGATGTCATCCGAAGTCTATTCCCATCTGGATCGGCTGTACCAACGTGCCTATGAAATTGCAGGCGTTTCGGAATTATCTGCAACCGGCAAAAAACCTGCCGGGTTGGACAGTGGTGCTGCATTGAGAACGTATCATGACATTGAAACCGAGCGTTTTATCACGGTAGGTCAGAAGTATGAAAAAGCATACATGGATGCAGCCAAATGGTTCCAGGATCTTGCACGCGAGATTGTCAGTGAATCCGGATCATTTCCAGTTAAAGGATTTAAAAGACGCGCCCTGGAGGAACTTGATTTTAAAGATATCGACATGGCAGAAAAAGATTATGTTCTCCAGGCATACCCGGTCAGTCTTCTACCATCAACCCCGGCAGGGCGGCTGCAGGCTGTCACCGAGTTGGTCCAGAGTGGAGTGATTAAAAGACGAGAACACATCATCCGGCTGTTGGATTTTCCAGATCTGGAAAGTGTCACATCCCTTTATGATGCACTGGAACGTGATGTCGAGTGGCGGATTTCCGAGATCCTGGAGGATTCTAAATACCATGCACCAGAACCGATGATGGACCTCATTTATGCAAAGGAACGGATGACCATTGCCTATCTGGAAGCCGAGCAGGATTCATTGGAACTTGATAAACTGAACATGATGCTGCAGTTCATTGATGAATGTGATGCCTTGATGCAACAAGGCCAGGCCACCGGACCTGAGATGCCAGGAGGAGAAGCCGCAGCAGCTGCTCCAGGAATTCCTGGATTAGAAGGATTGGAAGGTGCAGCCATTCCAGGTTTGGAAACACCAATGACTGAAACCATTGACGCGGCAATGCCGCAGCAAGAAGGATTACCAGTATGAGTGAAGAACTAGAAACTTTACCGCCAGAAGACCAGGCCGGTGTGGATGCATGGCTTGAGTCCAAAGGACGCGGGGCTGAAACCACAGAAGCAGAAGATAGTGCAGAGATTGAAGAAGCTCCAGAGGTGGATGATCCTGCAGAAGTTGAAGCTGAAACTGAAACTGCAGAAGTTGAAACCACAGAAGATGCAGAACCGGAGCAGCCTAGAATCAGTCGTGCATTTTCAAAAGTGGCTCAAAAAGAACGCCGACTTCAAAAAGAACGGCAAGAACTTCAAAAGTTAAAAGAAGAATTAAAACCATTCCAGGAAGCAAAAGCAGCTGCAGATTCTGGGGATATGATGACTGCAGTCAATAAAGTGGGTTGGAACTACCAGGATGCAACCAAACAAGTCTTGTCAGATGGGAAACCAGTAGCCACAAACAAACAAAGTCCCGAAGTCGAGCAGCGTTTGGCAAAGCTGGAATCAATGGAGAAACAGAAACAAGTTAATGATTATGTTGCAAAATTAAAAAACATCGTTGAGACTGACGATAAATACGAATTGCTCCGCGCTCAATGGGACAATGCATGGCCGACTATTCTGGAGATGCAGAAAATCACGGCCACTACATCTGGAACCATTAAGCCGGAACATGATATCCTCCGGGAAGTGGAGGATTTTTATGAAGAGCAGACGCGATCCTTGGCATCTTCTGCCAAGATGAAGAAGCTCTTGGGCCATACCGATGATGGCCCATCTCAGGACACGCCATCGGAATCTCAAAGGACACGCAAGAGAACTTTAAGAAACAAAGTCTCTGCTTCTACGCCGTCTAAATCGCGGGCGCCTCTAACCAAGCGGGAACGCCTGGAAGAAGCACTAGCAGTATTTGATACGAGTGTGAGAAGCTAAACAGTCCAGGTGGCGCATGGAAGCGCCAGAAAGATTCTCATGGCAACTGCCACGACCCTCGCGGCGTGGGATAATGCCCTCAAACAATACTACCGTGCTGCGGAGGTGGCAAAGGTAGTGTACGACTCTCATCCTTTTATGGAGTTAGTCCCAAAGGATAGACACTTGTCCTTTTAAAATCGGATGAATTGCAGGGAACCCCTAACGTAAAGCCGAGGGCAATCTGCAGCCAAGCCAGGAAGGGCAACGGTTTCCTGGAAGGTTCAACGACTAGGCGGTGAGTCCCAACAATAACCCGCCCACGAGCGTCCGACACCACTGGTGATGAAATAGTCTGAGCTGCATAGACAATATGCAGAAACGGTAATTAAAAAAGCCGTGATAACAATCTGGAAAAATTTAGAGGGAAAAATGCTCCCATACCGGTATATTTCAATCGCCCACAGGGCGTTTCTGCAGTGTTTTCCACTGCACAATCAAACGCAACTGCATCCAAGATTGGTGAATTCCTCATGACGCGGAAAACCGCGTATGGAGTTGCAACCATCGCCGGTGAAGCAGTCGCTGCCTTAACATCCAGGGCCATCAGATAGAAATGTTTGATGCAAACGGTGTGAATTGCTGGGAAAGCAGGAACTGCCGATCAGCAGCCAAGCCTCAAATGAGGAAGGTTCAGAGACTATCCGCAAGGAGTAGGATCAAGCGATCCGAAGCGCACCGCACCCGATAAGGGTGATGATATAGTCCCATCTGCAGAGTCGAATCTGCAGCAGCCGAAAGGCGGCCCAGAAATAGCGAACCTGGGTGAAGATAATGCGGAAGGTGATCGATTCAGTTTTTTGAATGCGATGACCACTGAAATTGACGGTGTTCTCAGATCAGTTGGTGATTCAATTGCCACTGCCCTTTATCGGGATGGATCTGGTGCCATAGGTCAAATTTCAACTTCAACAACGGTTGGATCTGCTGTCATTGACTTGGTCAAGGACACGGATGTGACCAATTTTGAGGTGGGAATGGTCCTGCAGGCATCCGGAACCAAAACAGGTGGATCAGTTCGATCTGGAACCATCACCATCCAATCAATCGACAGAACTGCCACAAGCGATCAGATTACCTGCACAGGAAATTTGACTGCAGGCATCGCCGCGGTTGCCCAATCGGACTATTTATATGTCCAGGGAAATTATGATGAAACAATCACTGGAATGGAAGGGTGGCTGCCAACTACTGCACCGTCAGGTGGAGAAAGCTTTTTCGGTCAGGACCGAAGCACTGATGCAACCCGTTTGGGTGGCCAGCGTCTCGATGGTTCCTCGATGACAATCGTGGAGTCCCTCATCGAAGCAGCCGCAATCACAGCAAGAGAAGGCGGAAAGCCGGATTACCTGTTCTGTTCATTTGCCGATTTCGTCAAAATTGAAAAAACACTTAATGCACAAGTGCAGCGTGAGGTCAAGCAAAGTGATTCCATTTCCGGATATCGGACGCTTGATTTCTATGCACCGCATGGAATTGTGAAAATCATCCCCGATAAATCATGCCCCGAATCAACGGCATTTTTATTGGAACTGAAACGTTGGTCTTTAATGTCAATTGGTCCAGTGGTTCAGCTCACAGAACTCGATGGCTTACGCGTTTTGCGGCAATCCGCAGATGACGGCGTTGAATGTAGAGTTCATTCCTACGGACAACTTGCTTGTGAAGCTCCAGGTTTCAATTGCGTGATCACCCTTCCATCTTGATAAGGAGGTCTGATGGCCAATAAAACATTTTATGGAACGCAGGCACTGCAGCCGGAATTGAAAATCCTTCCAGGATCATTTGTGACCAAAGGCACATCTGATCCCTCGGTATACACCGGGACTGGATTTTCTGTGACACGCACAGGAACAGGAAAATGGAAAGTTACCTTTGCTGATTCCTATCCAGGAATCCTCTCGGTACAGACCACTTTTGAACTGGATTCTGAGGCGGCGTCCAACATCGTGCTGAATACGAGTGATGTAGGTACATCAAGTTTCATCATCCACGACTATGATCTGGAAGACATCGGCGGGACACCGCCGGTGGATCTCACCGGACCCATAGTCCACTTTGTGGTTTTTATGCGGAATACATCACTCACCCAATAAGGAGGGTGTATGTATGGACCAAAAGAAACCGCCATCATGATTCTGGGGAAGGGTAAAAAAAATCCCCCGGACATGATGGAAGAAGAAGAAATGGAATTTGGTGAAACTGAAGAAATGGAAGAAGAGGTTTCCGAATACTCTGATGAACAGCATGGCATGGCAGAGGAACTGGTGGCCGCCGTCCAAGACGGTGACACGCACGGTATCCTTGATGCCATCCATGGAATCTATATGAGCTATTGATATGACTGATTATGTAGCTTTGAGCGAATTGAGAACTTTATGCCGGCAGCGTGCCGATATGGAAAACTCTCAATTCATAACAGACACTGAAATGCTGCGGTACATAAACAGGGGATATGCTGAGTTGTATGACTTAATTGTCACCAGTGCAAACTCCGAAGATTATTTCCTGATCTCAAGTTCCGTGCAGTTGGTATCTGGTACTCAAAGTTACGATCTTCCATCTGATTTTTACAAAATGCGAGGGGTGGATTTGAATGTAGGTTCAGACTCCATCCCTTTGCACCGTTATAATTTTAGTCAACGTAACACTGGCAGCCGCTATTCCGTTGCAAGGCGGATGCGCTACCACATCCAAGCATCAACTCTGCGGATTAATCCGAAACCCTCAACCAATGACACCCTCACCGTCTGGTATGTTCCAAGTCCGAAAAAGTTTCTTGAGAAAACAGTGACGGCGATTACACGCGGGTCCACGACCATGTGGACCGTAGGATCAGCCCATGGTTTTGTGGCTGGAGATACCATCACTGGAACCGGTTTTTTGGTTGCTGCCGATTATAATGTGGATCAAACGATTTCTGCAGTAGGCGCAACAACCATCACAACGGATCTCGACAGCAGCGGCTTGAGTGATCCCACGACTTTTGGATCAGTTGAATCCCGTTTTGATTTCTTCTCCGGATGGGACAGTTTTGTGATTGTCACCGCCGCAACGGATTGTCTGGTTAAGGAAGAGGCAGATATCACTGCACTGACAATGGAGAAGGAACAGTTGAGGGCAAGGATTACAGCAGTTTCAGAAATGAGAGATTTAGGAGAACCAGTCACCGTGACTGATGTGTCTTCCTATTACACCGGTTCCAATTATTTTAACTACCTATAATGCCGAGGATACTATGAACCCAGTTCAATATAGGAATGTCACTGGCTACATAAGCAGTGGCGATGCATCCGGTGATGTCACCGGAGACACGATTGATGCAGCACAATTCCGCAAGGTTTGTATGGTTGCAGTCAATACCAGCACAGGAACTCCAGTGGCTGAAATATACATCCAACACTCAAATGATGATAGCACCTGGGTCAATGGTGCAACTGCAAGTATTTCTGGAGGTGAAACAAACCTCCTGGAAGATGATCTGTATGCCCGGTACACCCGGTTCTTTTATGATCATACTTCAGATGGAACTGGGGCAACCATTTCAGTGACTTACACCCTGAAGAGCTGATGAGCCGGGTTAATTTCACCCAGATATGGTCACCAGATGAGGAAGTCACCAGGTTACAGTCACATATAAAAACCACTCTGGACCCGCTGCTTGAGCTGCCGATCTCAGATGGTGTACTTCAAACCAATCTTTCAATTGCAACCTCAGACACGGCGATTGACCACAAACTCGGAAGGCAATATGAGGGGTTTATCATCACTCGGTTAAAATCCAATTCAGTGATTTATGAAAGCAGCAGCACAAACGACACGCCGGATCGGACCATCATTTTGAAAGCATCGGCCACGGCCACGGCGGACATCTATTTTTTCTAAAGGAGTAAAATGGCCACCACAAACATGAGTTTGACGCAATCAAGCGTAGGCGTCACCTCTGGACCAGATTGGGCGGCGAATACCGAAACGAACTGGACACTCATTGACGCTCACGACCACTCTAGTGGAAAGGGTGTTCAAATCACTCCGGCAGGCATCAACATCAATGCTGATCTGGGATTCAATGCAAATGATGCAACCGAGCTGCGAACGGTGGCATTTGACTCCAGTGCCGATGCCACCACCTCCGCAGATCGGCGGTGTATTTATGAAAGCAGCGGGGATATCTACTGGAGAAATGCAA